GTTGGGAAACCTGTAACAGAAGCCACAACCATAGAAGTGGCAGAAGCACTAATGCCCACAGCCAAATTAGTATCAACAGCAGTTGAAGAATAGTAACGATTAACAGGCATGCCGGTTCCTTATCGGGTGTAGTGGACGCGAGGTGGGTAAAGTTCTTCTTGCCTACGGATCTCAACCAGCAGACGTTCCTTGTACTGTGCAAACAAGTAGCGTGAAACTTGTGCACCAGCACCAGAAGGATTTGACTGGTCTAACGCATCCGCTTCAACAGACATAGCTGTGACACGTGGAGCATCAAGGTAGGCTGCAATACGGTACGCTGCACCAAGAACAATAGTTTCACGGGTAGCATCATCAAGACCAGAAGCAGTAAAGTCATCAGAGTCAAGTAGTAGTTCCGAAGGCTTCTTGGAATAAATTACCTGTACGGTACGACCTGGAACAATACCGTCATACAGAGACAAAGTACGGGCAGTGCTAAATGCAGCAATGTTAGCGGTCTTATCGATACGCCACTTGCGGATAGGTAGCCATTCTTTAGAAGGGCCAATGGTTTGCCAAGAAACAGCCAGCACATTCAACGCTTCAGCAGGTAACGGGTAAGTGTTACGTGCAGCAACAAACGGGAATGTTGTGTAGTAAACGCCGAACAGGTCAGGGTACACACCAGTGATAGCGTTGTTGACTTCTTTTTGAACCACTGAACGTGGATAGGACGGGTTGATTGTGACACGTGCACCAGAATCATGTTCCGATACTGCTGTGCCACGATAGCCACGACCATCAGGGGAAACATAACCAATGTTGTTTACCTGATCAAAGTTGTCAATCCAAATGAGTTCGTCATCAATCTCAATCATGCCGCGAGATAGTGACGTTCCGTCCTGAACTTTAATCTGGTAGTACGGGTCAGCGGTACTGTATGTGCTAGAAGCAGCAGTGTCAGTAACGGCCTGTGTCAGATACGTTGCCTGATCTTGACGCTGCGTGTAACCCGACACACGAATAATAACTTCATCAACGAGCTGTTTAAAAGTAGTCATTGTTTCCCCTTATGCTACCGTGATGCCGTAACGTGAACCAAGCCAACGTTCAACAGCAAGTCTTTGAGTATCTGTATGTGTCGTATCGTAAGTAAGAATTGTTGCAAAGTAACCATAAACAGAATGATGCGTTGTGGGGCCAGGAATAACTCCCGATCCGAGTGTAATAACATTTGATGTGTCGGTTAAGTTACCAGAACCAGTAGTTGAACCGCGCAGGGTTCCGTTGATGTAACCCTTAATGGAAGTAACATTACTTCCCGAACCGTCAGAAACCATAGACAGTACGTTAGTTGTACCGTTTGCTACAGTTGTTGAACTTGTTACTGTGGATAAATCTGGGTTTGTTGCAACACGATAGTCAACAGTAGTAGCACTGGATGCACCTGGTCCTGTAAGTCTAAGTTGTGGACCATGACCAGTAACAGAATTTCGTTGCATGTAGATGCTTTGAGGAGTTCCAACACCACTAGAGATACGATGAACTACAGCATAAACACTTTTGTTGGCAACCAATGGAGCAGCAACAGTAGATACCATCGAATCAGTATTGTTGTTAAACCAAACTGATGGTTGACCGTTGATAAACGACTGATCAAAAATTGGACGCAAACTGTTAGTTGCTTGAGTTACATCCCTACCATTTCCCGAAATGTCTCTCCAAGTAGTAATAACGGCAGCATTTGCTGGATTGGTTACATTCAAACCGTTTACGGCAGAACCGTCATACCAAGCAGACAGGCTAGTTTTGGTAGGAATAGTTGCGTACCAAGATTCAATTCTTGCTGAAGCTTCATTCTCGCCAAGGCCCGAAGTGCCTGCAAGATAATTTAGTACACCCTGTAGTTCAAGACCGGACGTATTGGCCTTGCTGTTGAGTGCACCAACAATAGCAAGACCAGTAGTTCCTGCCCAAACATTCGCTGCACCCTGTGCATCTAAAGTGGGTACATCAAAAGCGTCAAGCGTCCCTGCTAAACGATTCATGTGGTATTGAAGTGTTTTACCTGGAATGTACGCCATAATGTACCCACCTTAAATAGAAGTTTTGTTACTTACTTGCCTTTGCCTTTAGGCATTGGACGGCCACCAACACCTGAATAGCCACCACTAGGTAGGTCAGGACGGCCAGTCTTCTTATCGCCACTAGACGAACTGATACGAGTCTTGTTGCATCCGCACTCAACACACATGTTTACTTACCCTTCTTTGACTTAACGCCAGATACATTTTTTAGATTAGGATTAGCCTTAACCGCCTTGGCGGAAGCTTTACGTGCGCCAGCAGCCAAAATGGCCCCAGCGTTCTTCATAGGGATTCCTTGCTTTTTAGCAATAGACTGCTGTGCAGCCTTAAAACCCATACCCTTTTTTGCAGTAGCCATTACCACTTCTCCTTGTTGGCCCAATAAGCCGCAGACATTTTGCCCTTAGCAATGTTCTTTGAATGACGTGCCTTAAACGCTTCGTTACGCTTCGACCCGTCAGGAGAACCCTTAACACCCTGCTGACCGAAACGAATAGTCTTAACCTTGTCACCCTCTTTAGCCACAACAACATGCGACTTAGTGGGATGGTTCGGTGTAGCCTTCGGTTTATTAAAACCAGACACACCTGCACGTTCTAGGCGAGGATCCTTCTTGGCAGCCATAACTACTTGCTCTTCTTCAACTTTGCTGCCAAAGCCTTATCGGCTTTAATGTCCTGCTTGCGAGTCAAACCCTTTTTATCCATAGCAACATCAGCCTTCTTGAAAGCAGCCTTCTTCGCAGGAGACAAACCTTTCATAGCTTTCGCATCTTGCTTCTTGTCGCTAGACATTTTTCTTACAGCCATTAGATTCCCACTTCCTTAAAAGCCTCACCATGAGCCTTTGTAATGTTTTTTGCTGGAGGCATAGTTTCAGCAGAATAAGCCCGACCAAGAGTTTCGGATGCTTTCTCTGCTTCACGAATCTGCCCCATGCGTGTACCGGCAGGCTGGATACCTTGCGCCCTAGCTTCAGCATAGGCGTTCAGTTCACCATCCCATTTCTTCCTTGACATGGCTTTCTTGTGGGAAGCATCGCCAGGATCAAGATGTAGTGTCACCACTTTGCAGGCAAAGCAGCCGTCCACAAACTCTGTGTGCGAATGTTCTACGGCTGGTGCTGTGGCACGTGGCGGTTCAAAGAACTCTTTGTCGCAACCTGTACAGCCATACTTTGCAGGTACATGGTTGACGTTTTCGTCTAGTTTCCAAGCAATAATCTTGGCTACGTGTGTATGTGTCATAGTCATAGTTTATGTTATGGACGTAGGCTTGTCTTGTTGATTGCTACACCTTTGCAACAGTCAGCGTAACTGTCACAGTCTTGTGTAGGACAGCCACTACGACAGGCCATCAAGTTCCACCTGATGCACATCAATAGCAGTTTCTAGTGTGGCGAGTGCAGACTCAGCTTGTAGTGTTGCCTGTTCGTCATTGACCGTGACAGCAATCTGTCGGTTGAGTTCGTGCTGGTAAGCCTCGGTTGCGAACTGTTGGATTCGCTGGGTGAGTAGGTCACGCTTCTGATCGTGTGTCAGTAAGTTGTTGAAGTCGATTGCCATGAGTTAGCCCCTTATGGTTATTGTGGAATGTTGTCTAGAATTGTTGTTTCAGCACCAGCAGCGCCAGCACGAACAACAAGTTTGAGAGTGCCAGCAGTTGTGCCGTCACGAAAATAGAGCGCACCTATGTTTGCTCCTGGATTTGTGGCTGCTGCCGTTGCTCTTGTCAGGCGTATCTTGCCACCAGAGTTTTCTTCATTTGTGTTTGCAAAGCTGTTGATGGTTTGGAATCCGTTTGCTTGCACGTTTCCTGCTGTGGTGAGTTGCATTAGTGTGTTGAATGAGGAATCCTGAACAACAATGTACGCCTGTGCTTGTGATGCCGACCCACGCATGACCAAACCTCTAGTACCAGCAGACCTTGTGACGATACTGACCTGCGCATGAGCAGTAGCAACACCTGCAAGACCTGTGTATGTTCCAGACGTTCCAGTGGTTACGGCAGCAGTGAACGTGGTTGAGGTGACTGCGGTAACTACAACAGGCGTTGAAGCAGGAAGACCTTGAGTCGTAGTGATACCTGTAATGACTACCAAGTCACCAACGGCATAGTTGTGGTTAGCGGTTGTGGTGTAAACCACGTTTGTTCCAGCGGTCACAACTGTTTGGCTGATACTGAGGTTGCCACTCGTTAGCGGTGTGGTTGATCCCGTAAAGATTTGAGCAACAGCGTTACAACCACCGAGGACAGTTGAAGATGAATTGAGCAGTTGCAATAGATTGCTAGTCTGTGTTGAGAACGAGGACTGTATGGATGCCCCAACACCGCCACCAGTTTTTATGTCAAACAATGCACCACTAGTAGCAGATGCACCTACAAGGCGACCTCCAGCAGTAACAGACCACAACACGGTACTAGCCGAGTTTTGCCATTCCTGCAAGTTAGCAGTCTGAGAAGCAGCGCCACGAATAGTCAAAGGCACAACAGTTGTAGTGGCGTTGATAATTGTTGGCGCAACCCAGTTTGAACCGTCAGTCCAAGCAACAGTTTTGACACCACCGCTACCCTTGTTGTAACGCAACTCTTGTGAACTTGTTCCAATGCCCCACAGGTCACCACCAAATAGACTGGATGGATCACTTGCACCAGTAGAACCAACATTGATAGCAGCAGTCGTAGCACTTGAACGGGTAACCAACTTACTACCTGAAACCAAACTGATTCCAGTGGCAGGAGCAGTTGTGCCTATGCCTAAACCAGCAACCTCAACAGTGGTAGTGGTAGAAATGTCTGAGCCAACCAACAACGTCGTGCCTGAAGTCACACGGCCCTTAGAGTCAGTTGTCACCTTGGTGTAAGTGCCAGCAGTGCCAGCGGTTGCAAGAGTCGGGTTCGGGAACGTGCCAGTCAAGTCACCACCAGCAGAACCGCTAGGGGCAGCTGTTACTGTGATGTTTGCCGAACCATCAAATGATGTGCCGTTAATTGTGCGAGCCGTTGCAAGAACTGTTGCAGTGGAAGCGTTTCCAGTCAAAGCACCACTAAAAGACGTAGCGGTCAAAGAACCATCAGTAGTTAAAGCATTAACACCAGAACGATAAAGGAAAGTGTCACGAGCAGAACCAGAAGAACCCCACTCAACCTTGCCAGTATTCTTAATAGCAAACGGAGCAACACTAGAACCAAGACCAGAAGTAACCGAAGTAAAAAATGTTACAGAATCAGAAGTCGTATTGTTTAAGTACAATGCAGAATTAGATCGCAACACTTTTGCTGAAGCACGAAACAGTTCAGTATCTCCACCAATAGTGATACCACCAGTAGCGGTAGTCTGAGGCAACTGCAACTGACCATTAGGGTTAAGAACAAGCTTCTGAACACCAGCATTTTTTAGATTCAACAAATTACCAGTAGTTGCATACTTGACACTATTATCAGCAACCTGATAAGTATCCATGTAGATACCCTGAGTTTCAGTAGCATCACCTGCCGGGCCGCGAGTAACATCACTAGCCAAGTTGATAGAAACTGCTGCTGCATTAGCATCAGAACCAGACTCAGGCTGAAGATGAGCAACCTTCAAAGTTCCATGACCATACTCTTTGCCCGACACCCACATAGCGGACGAGTCAGGATTACTCGAAACAACATTCAATGCAGTAATGTCAGAGCCAGAAGTGGCAGACAAACGAGTAGTCAGCGCATGTGCTTGACCAGACTGATTGACAGCCAAAGGCACAACACCAGAAGCACTATTAACAATAGTTTGCGTAGCAGCTGGATTAGTTACAACTGAATAAGGATTTAACGGACCGGCAGGGCCAGTCGGACCAGTATCACCCTGCGCACCTTGAGGCCCAACAACACCAATCTCAACAACATCAACCTGAGCAATGGTTGAATCCATAATGGTGACAGTCGTAGGAATCTCTACAACAGAAGTAACCTCAGCACTGTAAGGACTCGTCATACCGTCACCTGCTTAGCAACATTTAGCACACCAGACAACAAAGTAGTTTTTACCGAAACAGGCGAAGTAATCTCAAGATCATAATAGTAAGTACCGGCAGGAATAGTAGCCGTGTCAGCCGAAGACGCAGAAATAGTAAATTTACCATCAACACCACCCGTAACAATACGACCATTGGCGGTAGAAAAATCAAACGTAGAAGTAGAAGAATTAGGAGACTTACGCAGCGACATTTTAGCCGTGTAGCCCGTAACGTTTACATAAACACCATTAATCTTCCACTGTGGTGCAGTAGTAAACGTGTCACCCTGCGTAAAGCCAAAACCGTTGTAGCGACCTGCAAGCATTAAAGCTGTTCCTCCGTAACGATCTGTGAACCATACCCTTGCGCAATAAGGTTTGCACGTTCACCAGCATCAACTGGATAAATGTGGCCACCTTGATAAAAGACCGTGCCGGGAGCAAGTTGCTCAACACCAGGCGCACGGTAATGCGAATACGTGTTATCCGCATTTTTGATAACCGTATCTGCGCGAGTAATTTTGTAACGCCAGAACAAACGGTTATCGCCAGCAGGACCTTCATCCACAGTAGGAGGAATGAAATAGTATTGCGTCACCTGCTGGCTCCTTCAAACTTGTAGAGGTAGGTGATGCCACCCCTGCCCACTATCTGACAGGGGTGACACACCAAGGGTTATCCTAAAATTAGGATGCGATGCTTGAGCTAGTCTCAATGCGGTAAAGTGCAGCGTCACGGTAACGAGCGAAACCGAGAACACCGTACCAACCGATTGGACGGAAACGCATCAACTTGTCAACAACTGGGCCGATAACCACGTGTGGCTCTTCCGCAATCGCCTCTGCAAGTGCCTGCTTACCAGCAACAAGTGTGCGGTAAACCTTGGTAGTTGCAGTGAAAGTGATGGTGTTTGTGCCAACAGCACCAGTGTTTGCCAAGTCAACAGTAATCGTTAGACGATCAGCAGAAATAGCAGTGATACGTGCGTAGGACGTAGCAGCAACACCAGCACCAGGAGCAGTTGCGCCACCGGCAGTGTTAGTGCCAGAGATAACGTAACCAACCTGAATGGTTGAGCTGATTGCAGTACCGAATACGATAGTGAAAGCACCCGAAGCACCTGAAGCAGCAGCCTGCGTCGTGGTGGTAGAAGTGGTTGCACCTTCGTACCGCTGGATGCCGTCATAAACGCCTGAGAACAGACGTGGTGACTCAACATACATAGCACCTTCGTAAACGCCGATGCTACCTGGCCATAGTTCGCCTGCACCAGACTCGTTGTAAACGTGAGCTTCACGCCAACCGCCAGCACCAGTCTCTGCACGAAGATCGTGTGAAACTTCAGGGTGAATACCAGCCCAGTAGAGGTCATCTACACGTGGCACAGCCTTGCCGGTACGAAGCTTAGCAACAACCCGACGTACATCAGCAGAAGCAATAGTGCCTGCTGAAGTTACAGTGTTGGTTGAAGTACCGTCACCGTAAACTACGTTAGGACCCTGACGAAGCACAGTCTGTGCAACTTCATCAACTGAGTCAGCCATGTTGAACGCAATGATGTCAGCAATAGCTGGATCAACGTCAGACAGCGAGAACAGTTCAAGCTTGCGAGTAGCAAGAGCAGCGTTACCGTACTCGTTTAGAGTGACTGGAACTGAAGTGGTGTTACCGAAACCGATAGCATCAGGATCAACAGTCTCAGACAGTGTAGCGGTTGCCTTGTTAAGGTCACTGTACAACTGGAATACGACAGATGAACCTGGCATAGCCTGCTGTACTGGACGCTTGTCAGCAACGTCGCGGATTAGTGGGACAGCACGAAGTGCAAATTCGACATAACGGTCATACGCGGCCTGTACAAGTGATGTACCAAGCGAGTTGCCCGAAGTGTCGGTGTAAGTATTAGATGAACCGTAAGGTGTGTTTGCCATCTAAGTTACTCCTTTTCAATAAGGTGGATGAATGTGGCTAGCGGAAACGATTGGTTGAATGACCCATAAGTTGTGCAAGTTCTTCCTTAGTCGAAGCCGATGCAATCTTGTTAAACAAATCTGCATCACGACCCGGAGTCAAAGCACTATTAGTGGCCGATTCAATACGCTGAATAGCCGCATCGTTCTCAGTAGTTTCCGCTACTTCAGACTGTGCCTGAGCAAAACCGAACACATCAGAGTATTCGTCAAGCCAAGCGGCAATCTGTTCGGGTGCTTCTAGATCGCTAGGAATAAACGCAGCAATCTTAGGGTTCACACCCTTAGTCTCCAAAACGTCTTTGACAGAACGCTGGCGGAGGTTTGACTTAACAGAATCCAACTGCTCCTGTAGAGCATTTCGTTCCTTCTCAGCCTTTTTCAAAGCCCTACGAAGGTTTGCTGGACCGTTATCAACAACCTCGTCATCGAAGTCATCATCGTCGTATTGGTTGGCCATTACGCCACTCCCTTTCCTTTATTGTTTGAGCGTGAACCAAGATGACAAGAAGGGGAGCTTGTTATCCGCTTTCACTACCGGGCTTCTAATACACAAACACGGGCCGGTGGGTCTGTTTGGAGTGGACGGTGTGGGAGTCGAACCCACGTACTGAACTGGTCCACGTGTGGCTTTCAGTTCAGGCTTACCAATTACCGCCCTAGCAGGCTAAAACAATCCTGCTGTGTCACCCTTCAGTGACTTAGATTCAACATTAGAACGACCCGTAAAACGAGCCTCTTCCTCTGCTACTAGCTTTTGACGTTTGCGTTGTGCCGAAGCCAAACCGCCAAACACTTCTTCTTCAGCCGTAGCCTGACTGTACTGATCGCCAGAGATTTGAGCCAAAGCAGTCAATCCTGGGGTCATAGAAGCAATCTGAGCCATTCCCTGCTCTGCACCTACTCCAGTACCCATACCGCCTGCATACGCCTCATAGTTGCTTACAGGGCTTTGAGTGAGGCCTTGACGGGCAGCAGCAGCACCATACTCCACAGCCTTAGCCTGCTTCTGTACCAAAGGTGCAGCCTTCTCAGGGTCAAGAATGTGGGCAATCATCATGCCAGCATCCAAACCGTACATGTTCTGGAGTGCATCACGGTAGTACGGATCAGTGTTATCTACAGCTTTAGCGGCAGCATCTACACGTTGCTTCAGTTCGGTTGCTGAAACATCGCCAGAAATTAGACGCTCAAAGTCAGACTGGTCATCGTAGAAACCTTTAGGCAAACCTGCATCACGCAAAATAGCACGGTAGGTAGATTCGGTAGCCAAGTATTCTTTAGGAGACAGTACGGGCATACCAGCCTTAACACGGGCATCGTTAGCAGCAAAGCGTTGCTTAAACTCTGGAGTATCCTGCAACAACAACATGATTGTGTCAGACTTGTAGCCCTGTGTGTAAAATTCCACAATACGTGGGGCCAGTGAACCAAGACCAAAGTTTTCAAACGTTTTAGTCAAATTAGCAATAGCATCTTGCGAAACATCAACAGCCATTAGCTCACCAACCCAAAGCTAGAAAGAATTTCACGTGCGCCAGAATCTAAAGCATCACGTGCGTTCTTAGTGGAAGCCCAACGAGGGTCCTTACGCAAACCAGTCTCAAACTGCCAGATAGGCTGCAACGCAGGCTTACTGTCAGCATCCAAATTAGTCAACGCCTTATTGACAGTAGGGTCAGTCAAACTGATAGTTGCTGGTGACACTTCCAGAATCTGTGACATGCTGTTGATGTATGGTGAAGCAACCTGTGCAACCGTCATACCTTTATCAATCTGGTCAGCAAACGCAGCATACTTAGACTTGGCCACATCGTTAATTTGACGCTTCCAATCATCCGCAGTGCTCTCGTTCTGGGCAATGTTACGGGCAGCTTCCGTGTACCAGCCGTCATCATACGAAACACCCATGTTGGCACTATGAGCCTTCAAAGCACCAACAGTGTCCATAGCCTGACCACCGGTAACTTCACCAGCACCAGCGATACGTTCAATGACTTTGTTGGAATTGTAGGCCTTGCCATAAATGTAGGCATCTTTAGCAATAGCCTTAGCCTGCTCGTCACTAAGTTCAAAACCAAGCGTGTTGGCCTGAGCCTGAATGTCAATGGCAGTATCAGTAATGTTTTGATTGAATACACCAGGAGCAGTCTTTGCCTGCGCCATGCGCTGAGTAACAGCAACACCATGATTCTTGTACCAAGCAGTCTTGGCAAGAATGTTGGCAGCCTTAGCGTAACCAGCCTCATTAGATGCAAGCTTCAGTCGATCAATTTCAGCAATGGCTTCTGTAAGTGTAAAACCTTCGCTAGGGTCTGTGTTGTCAAGCGACAGAATAGAATCCGTCAAACCCATGTTCTTTTGCAAGTAAGTTTCTACTGCTGTGTAGCCTTCGCGTTTAGCCATCTACTTATCCACCAATCTGATTTGCAAGAAAGCCCATAGCCCCACGAAAAATGTCATCAACTTTAACTGCACGGGCTTCAGTAGTGTTTTCCAACTGTTGCGCAGCAAACCCTGCCACATCAACACCACCAGAAGTAGTAGTGGAAGATGTAGATGTACTGACAGGTGAACTGGTCTTAGTTGTTCTAGTGCCAGCTTTATTGCTTTCGGAAGTATCCGTACTTGTTGTAGTGCCGGAAGCAGTACGAGTATTCTTTTCAGGGTTAGCTTTAGAGTACGCATTGAGCGAAGTAAGGAACGTGTTCAACTCTTGCTGTGACGGTGCACGACCAAGGGCAGATTCAAATGCAGACGTAGCAACGTTACGCACCTGATTAAGTGAATAGATTTGCACATCTGAAGAAGTAGAACTTGAACGCTCGTTAGTTGTAGAGCCAACCCTGCCGTTACCGCTTTGTTGTTGAATCTGACCGTACTTGGCCATCCACTCTTCAAACGTTAGTTTTTTATCTGTATCTAAAGGTCCCTGACCGGTATTGCCCAAAGCCATTACTGCACACCTTCCGTAAATACTTTGTCATAAACAGGATCGTTAGAGAAGTAACGGTCATAAATGTCGGCAAACCCAATGTCATCTTTTTTCAACTGCTGGACTTCACCATCATAATAAAACTTAACCGGCAAATTGCTTACACTGTCAAGACTTTTAACATCCTGAGTAGATAAGTAAGAAGCGATCTTGTCACGCACTTCCAAAAACGATTTGATAGATTTCCACGTCGGATCATCTGCATGATCGGCTACAAACTTTTTATTGCCTAAAGCAAGTTCAAAAACCTCTACAGCATTTTGCGACTTGGAACTATTCGGATCTTTGTAATCCTTGTACCAATTTTTGTTTTCGTCACCTAAAGAAGTAATAACGTAATTTTTGTAGTTTTGAAAATCTTCAGCACCACGCTGCTGGTAAGAAGTGAAACCAGCCTTTTCGAGCTTTTCATCAAGTGCAGAAATTTCACTACGATACTTAATCCAACCAAGGTTAATTTCAGTATCCTTAATAGATTCCTGTGGACTTTGAGTCTCACGGAACTTCATCTTATTGCCGGGCGAAACAGTGTTCTCTTGTTGCCACATGTAGGCAGCTTGGGAAAACTCGTACGCACCCCGACCTGAAGAAGTAATCAAACCAACCAGTTTAGGATCAATGTTACTTACATCAGCAACAAGGCCACTGTACTTTTTAGCATTAGTAACATCATTGACAGAAGCACCGATACCAGTATTGTTCTTCGACAAAGACATAGTGAAGTCAAAAAAGTCATCGCCATAAGCTTCCCAAAACTTTGTTGGGGCATCCTGCTTATGCTTCTCTTGGAACTGGCGATACTGATCAATGTAATACTTGTAAGGCGAATTGAACGTTGGAGCAAACGGCAACACAAGGTTAGCGACAGTACGCATGTTGTAATAGGCGTCAGTAAGGCTCTTGACTTCCTTATCCGAAAGTGGCTTTAAGCCCTGCTCTTTACGCTTGTGCTGTTCAGTCTGCCAAATCAACGCAAACGTATTAGCATACTGTGGATCTTCCTGGCCACCCCTGCGAGTCAGCTGACGCTTAACCCACGACGGCAACAAAGCCTGAACAGCATTACGGCTAGGTCCGAAAGGAATAGCCCAACGCAAAGACTCTTCGTAAGAAGGCTGATTCTTTACAATTTCCGAAACTGGAATAGTCACATAAGGACCAACAGGAAGTTCCGTGCTGCCCTGGAAAATAACATCCAGCGAACGCTTCTGCACACTCATCTGGTCAAGCGAAGACAAACCCTTACCAATAATCGGCAGACGCTTCAATGCTTCAGGAACCTCAATACGAATGTAGTCATCCATAGTTGCATCTTCTGGAGCAACAGGATTACCCTCTGCATCGTAAGCATTACCAGCACGGTTAGGTGCAGTAAACAAAAGATTAGCGCGGTTAACCAACTGTGGCTTCTCGTAAGCCAATTTAGCCCAAGTCTTTACAGAGTTTTCAAACGCTGAAAAGAACGGTGAAATAAGTTTCATAACCGAAGCAAGGTTAGTTTTACGATCAATAGTAAACAACAGTTGCTTAGTTCCACGCACAGCATCCTGATGCGCAGCCTTCATAGCCAACTGCATTTCCGAAGCTGCAAGCCTATCGTCAGGCAAAGTAGAAACTGGACGGCCATTTAGTGCAGTAAAGTCATCAATACGTTGTTGCAAAGACTGGCGGTACAGTTGATCATAAACAGGATGCCTAGCCCAAGCATCTTCAGGCATAGAGCCAAGAAGTTTGAAAGCACCACGAATAAAACCTTGAGCCGACTTGTCAGCCAACAAATTTAGATTCTCTTCAATGACATGGCCGTGAATAGTTGGCAAAGTAGCCGGATCAGTGAACGTTGTGCGCAACATTTCTGGCGTAAGCGTTTCACGATTAGCAAGTTTCAACTGCAAACCAGCATCAGGCAAATACTCGTCAAGAATACCTTTAGCAGTCATCACATAGTCCATAGAACCTTCGACTTCAATACCGATACGTTGACGCAACATGCGACCCTCGTCAGTATTGCGCAGCCAATTGATGACCTTGTAAGGATTCTCGCCAGCAGCAAGCTTGCGTGAAACTAGCGAGTTACCAAACTGGCGGTTCAGAGTGCTGGCCCATTCGGTCCAGTAATGTGGAGCAGAAGGCTCTACAGCACCAAAGCCAGTATTGACCATTTTGCCCGACAGTAAACGTCCCTGATCGTCAGCAAACGACAAGTAAGAATTTTCGGAACTAGCATTGTTCCAATGCATGTCACCTAAAGGACCACCGTAAGCCTCATCAAGTGTGTAAACCGTACCGTCAACACCAGTGTATTCGTAAGTGCCACTAGCCATGCGACGTTTACCTTGTTCCATGCGTGACATGGCTTCATTGGTTTTGTCATACATTGCTTGCTTTTCAGCAAGAAGTGTTTCAAATAAGTCACGGTCAGCAAGATCAATAGGGTCCTGATAAACCTTCTCGGGTGCATTGGCTGCATTGCCAAATTTACGTTCGTGCCTTTCGCGCAGCTTAGCAACATTGTCGTAATGCTGGTTCATTTCATCAACATACTGCTGTGCAAGTTCGTCAGCTTTCATGTCATGCCAATAGTTAATAAACTGTTCGTCCGCACTATTGGCATACTCTTCAGCTTTTACACCGCTAGGATGCCAGTCAACCGGAACAAACTTTCCCTTGGCTCTGCCAATACTGTAAGCCATGCCTTCATACTCGCCAGCTTCACGGTAAGTGACAGTTTGAGGAACAACGTAACTACCAAATTCGCCCACATTAAGAGCCTCAACATCGCCATGCTCAATCATGGCAGCAATAAACTCTGAACTGTATTTTGGATCGCCAGCCTGGCCATTTTTTACAGCACCACGCTTTAATGCGTCCAAAACCCTTTTCAATGGGACAACACCATGCCGGCGTAGCATGTTTACTTGCGTTGCAGAAAGATCAAAGAAGCTAATAAGGTCAGATTCCATCTCACGAAGGTAAGGCTTATTTTCAAACTCACTTTTAATAAACTCTTCGGCAAGACGCTTCTGTTCCTGGCGCAACTCTTTTTGAAAAGCTTCATCTTCAAATCGCTCGGGCACATAACCGCGATCAATAGCTTCTATTTCTTCATCAGTAAAGTTTTTGCTCTTAAATTCTGGCTCAACAAACTCTTTAACTTCACCAACAGGCTTTGGAGCACCACCATTTTTTAGACGCTCAAGTTCAAGCTTTTTATCAAAATCGGCAATAAGTTTTTGAGTATCCGCAACTTCTTTTCCAATACTATCAAGCTGCGTCTTGTAATCACCATAAGACATAGTTTTGCTCAACGGAGAACGCTTATCAACAAAGCGACGAGCAGCAGTACCAGTGTTGTAAACAAGATGTGCCATACCGGCAGGCATGTGACGCATAGAAGTCATAGCACCAAGGCTGGAAGCAATACGTGCCTGGGCTTCAATACCGTTACGAGCCGTGTAACCTAGGCGAAGTAGAGCACCAACCTTGAACAAAGACTGTGTGTAATCTAGTGCAGTAAAAACTTTACTGCTACCGTTGAGAACACTGCCCACAGCTTTACGGGTAATAGCATCGGAAGCTTTTAGATTGTGACGGCGCAGCACAGAATTAGCCAAATCAAAATCCATCATTGGCAAAATGTTTGCTGTTTGCGATTCAAAAAACGGTACTTTGAAAACAGTGCCGTCAAG